CCTGGCAAGTTGCTCGACCCGATTGCAGACCTGGAGTTTTTCGAGGACCTCCACCGATATCGGTACAAGGGTCGCTGGATGCCTTTCAGCGTTTCCAAGGTCGCTAGCCCATCCGACCCGGCAGCAGAGCGGCGCTTTGAGCAGACGCGCCATATATGGGAGCCGCGCGGCAATGCCGTTCATCAATACTGCGAGACGCTTCTGAAGGGCGGGATCCTCTGGAAGGACGAATACAAGGACTGGACCGATGAGCTGGACGATTGCTGGCTGCTGACGGAGAGCGAAGCCGTTGCGGTGGAGTATCGGCTTTGCGATGCCAGGAAAGGCGTAGGGGGCAGCTTTGACTTTCTGGTCCGCACCAGCAACGGCAAGCTTGCGCTGGGCGACCTCAAAACTGTTAGCAGCGATTCCGCCGTCAGCCAGCGCCAGCCCGCCAAGGCGCAACTAGGCGGTTACCTGGCAATGCTGATCGACCATCACCCTGAGCTGATGGTTGATAGCTGCTACACGCTGGTGTCAGGACCGGGACGGTATCGGCTGATTAAGAGCGAGCCAGACGAGTGCCTGATGGAATGGATCGGCGCTTGGGACGCCTTCAAGCTGATCAACGCCCCGTTCTGACGGATGCTTTACAAGCTCTCAGAAGAGGAGATCAAAGTCGCTTTAGCCGAAGCCAGCAGGCGTCAGAGCCTGAATGAGTCAAAGGGGCTTAAGGGCAGAAACGGCGGGGCAGAAACTGGCGAGAAGGCGCTGTTCTTCCACCAAGTCGGCTGCTTGGGCGAAATGGCCGTCGCCTCATACCTAGGGCTCAAGGATGCGCTCTTTCAAGAATCAGATGCAGTGCGGGGCTCGTTTGACCTGCCCTTTTGCATCGACGTCAAAACAAGGACCAAGCATTACTACGACTTGATTGTCCAGCTCGACGAAGAGCCTGGCAAAAATTACTGGCTGGTCACGATCCAGAGCAAGACCATCAGGATCCATGGCTGGATCGAGCACGATCAATGCACCAAGCCTGAATACGTCAAGGATCCAGCGAAGAATCGCTCGGCGTATTTCGTGCCTCAGAGCGCTCTCAAGTCACCGGAGAGCTTTCGCGCTGAGGTCATGGACAAGCAGCCGCAAGCAAAAGAGACGCGACATCTTGACTGGGCTGCGATTTTCAAGCGTCGCCACGACTTGGCGCCGCCGGGCTACGAGCAGGCTGTACAGGCTGGACAGGAGCGAAGCCAAGAGAGGTATGAGCGTCTCGGGAAGAAGCGCGCAGGCAAGGGCGGCAAGAGCAAGCCGGGGCGATTTCCGGGGCTGAAGCACGGCGCGGATTGATTTCGGCAAAGCTACAAAACGGCGCCGAAAAGGCTTGCAACTGACAGGCAGGCATGGCAAGGTAGCTGAGCCGCTCATCCCTCAATGCGCAAGCTCCGTCGCTACAGAAGCAGCCCTGGTACCTCCGTCCCTGAAGAACTGCTTTTTGCTGGCTTTAAGTGGGAAACGCTGCGCGAACAGTATTTCCAAAAACTCAACCGCGCCGAGGAGGCGCTGGAGTGTCGCCAACTCAGAGCGATCTACTCCAAGCGCCTTTGGACCGAGTGCGGCATCTCCGTTGACCTCTGATGAAATCGCAAGCCATCCGCGACGCCGAATACGACGTCGACCGCCTCTTCTGCTGGGCGGACAAGGAAGACCATCCCAACACCTACCTGATCTTCTTGGTGCTGACTGGGCACCTGGAAGCTGACTTCATCCGCCCCCTAGGGCACCTTGAAGCCAGCCTGCTCGCCAAAGCCCTCAGGGCTTGGACGACCTATCCCGTTTACATCAACGATCTGATCCACAAGCAACAGCGAGAAGTCGCGTGACAGCTTTCCCGAAATCAGTAGAGGCGCCAGTCAAGCGCTTTTTCTACACGCGAATGCGTGAAACCAAAGGCAAGAGGAACGGCGGAATGGTTGCCGTCCTCAAGCTGCCCGAGACCGAATGGAACGACGTTCAGGTCTATCAGCCTGATACTGATGGCGAGCAATGGTGGCCGCACCTTGGGCAGGGGATGGTTATCCGCGCATCAGTGCGGGAAATCGCCCAGAACAAAGAGGACTTGATCGCTTGGGCTCTGCCCTTAAAGAATCAACCCACCGCAACTCAAAAAGCAATCCGAGCACGCATGGCTGACGAACAAAAGGATCTGAATTTGCCCGCGCCTGATGGCGATCAGCTCGAAGAGCAGCTCAAAAAGGACATCAAGCAAAAGCAGGAACGCAGCATCCAGCTCGCCCAGGCAAAGCGTCTGCAGCGCTTGGCGCTAATGGGTCAGTGGCTTGAGGGCAACGAGAAAGCGCTGACCATGGCGCAGGGCATGATCTGCAACGCCTTTTTTGAATGGTGCGACGATCATTCCGAGGACGCAGATTCCAAGTGCCTCCACGAAATGATGGACGCGATCCACTACATCATTGAGCTCGGCGGGAAACTGCGGAGCAACTGCTGGTGCCCAGATAAGGATTACGACGGGGTCCTTTACTACAACGACTCGAATGGCAAACCTATCAAGGTCATCGACCTGAACGAGCTGTCATGAAATCCGCTGCTCGCGTAATGCTGCAGTATCTCCGCGCCATGGTCGCGGGGGAGCCCAGACTGCAGCCGATTCTGCGAATGCCGCTATCGGAAGAAGCGCGGGAATATCTCCTGACTATGGAGATTGAATGGCAGGTAGCGCTGCTTGAGCACTGCCTTGAGCTGCCACCTGGCAAATACCCGCGCCAAAGGTGAGGCAGGATGCTTAACGACATCACTCGTTGCCACGGTGTTGGCTGCCGACTCAAGCAAGAGTGCTTAAGGCATACCGCCCCAATTCCAGACAATGTTTTGCTGTCTTGGGCTCAAACATTGAATACAGATCGCGCTCACCTGTGCGCTTACCTGATTCGACGCAAGCACCAGCCTGATCAGACCAAGTGACCGAAAACGACAAAGGCGCTTTTCGCGTTGTTGCCAACGAGAGAGGCTGGCTCACTGAGTTGCAGGCCTGGACCGGCACCGAGTGGCGGAATATTGAGGCAGGTGGGGAGCTTGCCGGGGCAGTCTTCCCCTTGCCGTCGCCTGCCGTCGGCGGACGCTTCGAGATCCCTCAATAGGATTTCGAGCTGCAAGGTTAATTAGTTCTGGGGCATTGAGCAGAGGGATCGACCCCCTTCCGACTGCTGCCTGCGTAGGGGATGCCACTGGTCGGGCTAACTGGTGGATTAGACCTTCCCAAGCGCAAGAAACCAAAGGCTCCCGTCGTGGACACGGTGTGGTTCCAGGGTTCCGGCTTGTTTCCCCATTGGCACCGTGCAAGCGGTCAACTCATGTAAGTCCCCAGCCACTCACCGTCCTGGCACAAGATCGCTGATTCGGCGCCGATCTGGATCCATACTGTGCACATGAGGCAAGCGCCTCACGCCCATTGCGTCTTTCACATGCTTCCCCTTTCACCCGTCGAGCACCCCGAGCTTTCCACCGAAGAGGAACAGCTCATGACCCAAGAGGTAGCCGACCAAGTCTTCGACTGGCTCAACGACGACCTCTGCGACATCCTCAGCGATCACATCGCTGACGTCCTCAAGAGTCACAACATTGACCTCGACAGCCGCTTGGCTGATGACCTCTACCTGGACATCGCTAAGCGCATCGAAATCAACGTCAACGTCAAATGATCACCGCCCCCTTCGGGGGCTCCCAACCATCGCGTCCCAGCCATGAAGCACCTCGCCACCATCGCCATGTGCATCGGCTTTGCCGGTGCCACCTTCTACTTGGTCAACTCAGCCCTGACTGACATGACCGCCCAAGACTGCTACGTCAACAAGATCCAGCGCGCTTGCGAGGCTCTGAAATGACGACCGACATCACCACCGCACAGGACCTGGTCGACGCCCTCCTGCAGCTCCGTGAAGAACGCGCCGACCTTGACGCCAAGGAAGCCTTCCTCAAAGAGCAGCTCGCGGGCGCGATCGCCATGGGCGAGCTTGATCAGCACCAGATCGACGACGGCATCTTTCAGTTCAGCAACGCCAAATACACGCGCTGCGAGCGCAGCACCTACAAGCTGAGCAAAGAAGCCAACAAGGCAATCCAGAAAATCAAAGAACAAGACATCGACGCTGGACTCGCACAGCGCAACGTGACAACCTATTGGAGATTGGATAACGCAATTTGAGCGACAGCATTACCTTCTCGGTTCATGGCATCGCCGCCCCACAAGGTTCAAAGCGCCACGTCGGGCGCGGGGTCATGATCGAATCCAGCAAGAAGGTAAAACCCTGGCGTCAGGACGTTAAATATCAAGCCCTGGCGTGCAAACCGACTGACTGGGACATGGCAGCACCTATTTCGATGTCGGTCGTTTTTAGATTCAAACGCCCCAAGTCTCACTTCAATAAAAGTGGATTACGCTCGTCCGCCCCCCGCGAATGCACTTCAGGTTCTCATGGCGACATTGAGAAACTTGTTAGAAGCACCAACGACGCCTTGAATGGCATCCTTTTCGACGATGATCGCCAGGTCGTTTCGCTGATCGCCACCAAGCGCTACTGCGAAAACGACGAACTCCCCGGTGCAATCATCACGCTCACTGCGCTTAATTCCAACCAATGACCATTCCCAACCTTGCGGGAGTCATCAACAAAGATGACGTCTTCCGCAAAGGCTCTGGCTCCTACGCCGCTGACTACGTCAGTTGGGCACGGATCGCCAACCATCTCCATACAGCCGCCCCTGGCTGGGAGTTTCATCTCAAGCCTGCGCCTGATGGCGGGCACGTCTGGCAAGCACCCGACGGCTCCGCCTACCTCGTCAGCTACTTCACCGGACCCGAAGACCAGGCAACGCCTGATTTCGTCTATCCCTGCCAGGACAACCGAAACCAGCCGATCCGCTTCGACAAGGTGAGCTGCCGCACCCTTACCGACAGCCACCGTCGCGCCCTCTGCGCCAACGCTGCCTTTACCTTCTCCCTCGGCTACGAGCTGTGGGCACGAGAGGAAATCGACGAAGCCAAGGCAGACGCTCCGCCAACTGTTGAGGCTCCTGTCGAAGCCAAGCAAAAACCCAAGGCAGCAGCTAAACCGAAGAGTCAACCCTCGGAGTTGTCCGCTGAGGAGACGCCATTGAGCGACGCTGACCTGAAAACGCTCCGAGCCCTTCTTCAGGAAGAGCCGGTCGCTAACAGGAACAAGATCATCAAGGCGTTTATGGCTGAGTTCAAGGTGCCGGACGGTGAGCTGATCACCGCTCACATCACCC